TCCTGCGATGTAGCGTTTGTCAGCAATTTCAGCATAAAGCTGAGCTTCTGCTGCAATATCTCCGAGCATGTTGGTGAGCATTCCTTCGGCGGCTTTGGTTGTTTTGCCTCTGACGGCAGCGGCAAGATTTGCGGTATGCTGCGCTGCGTCAAGGCGTATGGCATATTTTGTTGCTTCGGCACGCAGCTGGTTAACACTATCAGACAGATCAGCAGCCCTGGCAGAAATTTCAGCGGCTTTCTGTTGTGCATCTTTAACAGCCTCATCACGGGATATAGTTCGCCCCTGTTCAATTATTCGAGCAGCAAATTGGACATTTACCTCTTGAGATAATTCGGCAGCATCACGCTCCGCCCATTTTTTTTGCCATCCTCTGTCGCTCCAGACATTACCTACGACAAATCCTACCAACACGAGCAAAATCACCGTGAATATCTGATTCACTGTTCTATCCCCCAGCAGGTTAATGCACTCTCCTGGTCACGACGAATAACCTGACCGTAACAATTATTTGAACGAATGCGGCAATCACGTCCACCGTCCTTTATCCACCAGCGAATCGCCTCGCATGCGCCTTTACGATCACCGGCATTAAGCCGCTTATAAAACGTCGACGGAAAACACTTACCAGGGCCAATGTTATAGGGACAGAATGACGCGATACCGGCTTTCTGTGGCTCGGTCAGTGGAACTTTTATATTGCGCTCCACCCATGCCAGCGCCTTATCCCGCTCAATGGCGTTAACCTGGGCGCATTTTTCCTTCGACAGTTTCATTCCCGGAATAACAGGTTTTCCGTCCACCATCGTTGCTCCCCGACAGATGGTCCATATGCCGGAGCCATCGCGGTATGCAGTGGTGTGATTCCCCTCTTTTTCATCCAGAAACTGATCGAGAATGTCAGGGGCAGGAGCACTGGCGGCAATCAGTGCCAGAACAGCGGCCGACAGGCTGTATCTGATTTTTACGTTCATGGATATTTATCAGGATTTATCGGCTTCAAATCCCCGGATATGTTAAATCTTACCTCACCAGTGATGGGCACTGGCGGGAGGAGGATGTCAATCTGATAAACACAGAGGCGACTATGGATTACACAAATCTACCAAAACAAACTTTTGCTGATTTAATCGCACTCAGGCAAGCAGTCGTAGCTCTAATCAACTTGTTGCCGGAGAAGGAAAAGGAATTAGTTAAAGCGCTTCTTAACAGAACTGCCGCCGATTTTTCATCATATCCACTGACAGATGACCTTGCGGACCTTCCTGAATTAATTGCAGCGTCCGCCAATAAGCTTACTGAAGAGATTTACCCTCCTCAAAAATCTTCACAAAATTCCTGCGAGTAACTTCAATGCAATAATCGTAAAACGCCGCAAACTGCTCATCGCGGCGTTTTTTTTCATCTTCAGAAGGAATCAGCACCGACAATTTTTTATTCAGATCAGCGACGCTGCCCTCCAGTTTTTCAATGGGCGATTCAATATCATCTTTTTCTGACCGCAATGCCGTCGGTGGCGTCTTCAGAGAACCAGTAATTCTTCCCGGTAGCTTTCCTTTGTAGGTTATCCACACATTCTGCGCCTCTAAAATTATGGGGCGCTTTTCCGGCGACTGCTCATCCCCTTCACATAACCCGGCAGCAACATCCAGGAAGACCTGTCTGATGCTCCTTCTGGCTGCTGCCTCATAAAACTCCAGCGCGGCACCTTCAACACGGTCCAGCGAGATGTCCAGGTCAAAAATTTCACCGTCAAAGTGTTTTTTGTCCCGTAAGGCTACAGTTACCGCCACTTTATTCTCAAAATTGCGAACTCCTTTCACAACCAGTTCATAGTCTTGAGTCATTGGATTACTCTCTTCTCGCAACCTTACGCCTGTCTTCTTTAATCTTGAAATAAAGGTTTGTCAGATATGTCAGCAGGCCAAAAACCAGACTACCCAGCACACCGATTGCAGCCCACTGTGACGGAGTTACTTTATCGAGTAACTGCAATGCCCAGAAACCAGCATTACCCGCCGATGTGCCATAGGCGATACCTGTTGTTAACTTATCCATTGATTTCATATCCTCACCCCGATGTACACAGATGGTGCAATATGTTTGAAAAGATCGGAGTCTATGGGTTAGTTTTTATAGCAAACGTTGTTCTCAACGGCGCTAAAAAACAGACACATTAAAAATGTGGGTAATTATTTTAAAAGAAAATCATATATTAAATAATAATACGAGATATGTTTTCACATTTAGTGTACTGTATACGGCCATTTATACAGGAAAAGCCTATGTCAGAACGTAAAGACTCAAAATCACGCCGTAATTATCTCGTTAAATGTTCCTGCCCAAACTGCACCCAAGAGTCAGAACACAGTTTTTCAAGAGTACAAAAAGGTGCTCTTTTGATCTGCCCTCATTGCAACAAAGTATTCCAGACAAATCTTAAAGCTGTAGCTTGATTGATTTTATTCGTAACAAGTATTTTTTATATTTTAATAACATATTTAAAGCAGATAATAAAAAACCCGCCTGAGCGGGTTTAATATTGTGGTGCTTTTTGTGGGAGTCATCCACTTACGCACTTTGTTTTGCTATGCTAGCAGTTAGCTTCTGCTGTAAAACTATTCATGCAGCAAACCTGCACTTCACCACAATGGTTAGCATACTTTTCCTGATTAAGTTATTGCCAAATATGCTGGCCATTGTTTCATGTATTGGATCTCCTTACTATTTATTAAAGAGATCCAATATTCACCACTCTGTCTGTATCTCCACTCAGGCATCAGCCTTCTTCGTTATCGTATACAGACAAACTATTAATTTTAATCAGTAATTATGACATTTGCTGCTGCAGGACCTTTAGCACCACTCTCTACAGAGAAGGTAACCTTTTGACCTTCAAATAAGGTTCGAAAATTATCATTCTGAATCGCAGAAAAATGCACAAACACATCTTTACTACCATCAACAGGAGAAATAAAGCCAAAACCTTTATCAGCGTTAAACCATTTTACTAAACCAGTCATTTTATTTGACATTCTACATTCCTTAACTTGAGCCTTTCGGCATAAATGGCTTGTATAACAGAAACGACTTCGTACTTAATTGGAGAGACTCAAAGAAGGAATAAGTGAATAACACCTGAAATGAGAACTGCTTTAGTAAACTACTTCGTATATCGTCTGTTCTTCAAACCGACGCAATCATTAACGCATAGTTGAACATATGAAGCAATGTTTATTTTAGACATCCAGCCATCTTCAACCCCATCAAAAAACTATAGCTTTCTTCAGGAACGTGTGTATAGTGCGCCAAGTTATCAGTATTAAGGAATTTTTTTGTCCCGTAAAATGACAGGAATTGTCAAAACCTTTGACGGCAAAAGCGGCAAGGGTCTTATCACCCCATCCGATGGTCGTATCGATGTCCAGCTTCATGTTTCAGCGCTCAATCTCCGCGATGCAGAAGAAATTACCACCGGATTACGCGTGGAATTTTGCCGGATAAATGCTCTGCGTGGCCCTTCAGCTGCCAATGTTTACCTTTCATGAGCTATATTAAAGCTTTAATTTCAGGCCCCATCGGATCACACATGGAGAGTTTTTATGAATAACCCCGTCTGTCTTGATGACTGGTTGACTGGCTTTAAAAGCTTATGCTGTACTTTGGCCGTAATAGCTCTGCTAATAATATAATAAGCAGACTCATTGTGTTTAGGGACATTGTACTGGAAGAAAACATTTTAAACATCAGGCAAATAACCAAGTCACCAGCTAAATAATAAGTTAACAGACATGAGTCCCGGGATGAGATTCAACATTACCATTGCCCCATTTAAAGCACAAAACCCGCTCATCAGCGGGTTTTCTACTTTTTCTTAACGTCGGGTATACAAAGCCCATCGTTGAAAAAATTTTATCCATATTTTTTGAAAAATGCAAGCATCACGTTACCATCTTCATTGAAAAACCTTTATCGTGTTACTTTTATCAATTGCACTTCAGTATAGAGTTATCCCAGACAGCACTTTAAAGACTTCTACATTACACACACCTTGTCTCCCCTTCTCGTCATATCTGCAAGACCGATATGCATGACGCAGTACATACGCTGAACTGCTTTATCCATCTGCATATTCTAGTGCTAAAGCGACTTCAGTAGCAGAAGCAAAATTCTGCTACTGTGCCAAACAGGAGTAAACGTCATTTTATGTAATGTTGATTGAGTGGTCATAGTATCACCTCAATAACAACTCTCCGCCCTATCATTGAAAGCATATCTGCTATAATTAAAAAGCCACTTAACATCAGGACTTCAAACATGACTTCAAATCAATCTGAAAACGAAATAGTTAATACTGTCAAAAAATATGCATCATGTGCTGACGATGCTTTGCAGGGAGGCAAAGAAAACGTTAAAGATAAATTTAGAAATTATCCACTGACTAGCGTGGTGGTTGCTCTAAGCATAGGGTTAACGCTTGGTTTTATTATTGGCAGAAAATAATCTTAAGCCTCCCATAAGTCGTACACAATCACATCTGCCAATTAATGTTCCATTAGTAAAAAACCACCTCCTGTGGAGGTGGTTTAAGGATAGCAACAAAACACAACCTACTTTAAACGGCTATATTCTGCTATATCTAAATAATAGGATCTCTTTTATCATCCGGTGAAAAAGGGTTCAATGGTTGCCCCTCATCAGGACGCTCAACGGGCTCATCATCAGGCTTACGGTCATCAAAATCTGGATGTTCTGACATATTCCACCCTAGTATTTTTATGCAGGAAAGATTATTTACTCTTTCCGGTTGTCTTTTTTATTATCCTTACCCTTACTATCCTCATTGTTTTTATTCCTGTCATGAGATTTTTCATTTGAATCACTTACATATAATGTATTCATGGGGACTCCAGTTTTTTAACAGCACAATGCTGTATCTGTAATTATAGATGCAATTAATCATTATGATATGTATGTTTCATGCACAAATCAGAAACGCATCTAGTGCTTTAATTAATATGGATTTTATTGCTGTAGATTTACAAAAATTTTCATAATTAACCAGCAATATAAGACAAATATCTCATAACATGAGGAAAATCAAGCTAATTTAAAGCAATTTATAATTTTCATCCTACTGTTTTCCCTGCACTGCCAACACAAGTTTCATCGCAACACTCTGACAAGACACCTATAAAATCAGTTTCGTTATCACCTTAATTTTCTTCATGGGTAACAAACCGGTAATACATCGATAGCCAGATTTCCGGCGTAAGCCATTTATTTGCAGCCTGATTGATGCGCGTTACTGTTACCTCTTCCCTGCATCAGGATGGCTTCTCCAGATGATATGGTTAATCACACTGGAACATTCACGCATAACCGTTTCCTTCATATCCTGCCGTTTTAGCATGTCTTTTCCCCTTCTTGTTAATATCAATAACTAACACAAATCTAAAAAAGCCAGCAATGTAAAAAAACTGCATTCACGGCAACCATAATGGTTACCGTTCTGCACAAAGTTTATGTCCACAAAAAAACCACTCTGCGCGGCTTATTGATATTTTCCACCGGTATGCATATAAGGCTCATCATTGGAAAACTCTTTGCACGTTTCCTTAGAAAATACAATCGTTATGTCGCCATCGTTCGGTGAAAATCATTTATCTCGTCACTTTTCTTAATTGCACCTCAGCATATGCTTCTTCCTGCCAGCACTTTGTAACCAGTTTATCAATGACATCTGCATATCCTTTGTACCACTGATAATCCGTCAGGTCTGGTACCAGCTTCTGGACATGACACCGCGCCAGTGTCGTTGGTAAACGACTAAACCGGTTTCCATTGCAACGCCCACAAACCTTATAAACAGGCGTGCTATGAAGCCGGGTTCTTTTTTCATCCAGGACAATACCTTTCCCCTTACACCCTCTGCACGCTGTGCTGACTTCTCCCTTACCATGGCAATGCTGACATAGTTCCTTCACCCACTCTTCCTTGATAACAGATTCCCCACTTCTGGAGTGTTTCACCACTTCGCGCAATACATTATGAAATCCAGTACCAGCACAATACTCACAGCGAGCCTTACTTGCCGCAGACCTGGAATAATCAGCAAAGGCAAAATTCACAAGGTAAGGGATGATCTGTAACCGGATTTCTTCACTCAATTTGTTCAATGTCGGATTATCCATTGCCATCGCGTAATTGAGCAGACCTTCAATCGCAAACTGAGGATCCTGAACACCAACTTTTGCCAGGAATAAGGCAAAACCAAGCGGAGCTTTCGACTGCACCATCCCCTGCGCAGCCATCACATCTGTTATTGTTAAACCACCCGAGCCTGTCGCCGGTGCGTCATCACTCAATTTTGGCGATTTTGGGGAGTAATATTTTGGTAAAGCTTCAAGGTTCATGCTCGTTCTCCACTTACGCCAGTACGCCTATTGCCAGCGCACGATCGATAAAACGAAATATCAGCTCCAGCTGGGAGCCATAATTCTCTTCAAATGCCACGGTATTCGCATGCAGCTCGTCGTGATGCTTTCTGCACAAAGGCAACACAAAAAGGTCATGCGCTTTTGTACCCATTCCACCCTGACCGTGGCCTATCAGGTGGTGGGGATCATCAGCGGGCTTTCCACAACATGCACACGGCTGTGTCTTAACCCAGCGCGTGTACTTTTCATTAACCCAGCGGCGACGTTTTGGGCGTAACATAAAAGACTCCGGCGACTCCGGATCCACTTTCAGCGCCAGCACCTTTTTCGCTTTATCCTGGATGATGCTGGTGGCAGGAACCGAAGGCACAAGGTCACTTTCCCGGGTGACAGACGGCACAACAGGCTTCGGTAATCTCAGTGCCTTACGGGCTGCACTTTCCGGTAAGGCATCCGCCAGGTCATTACGAACCAGCCACCAGCACAGTTCCGGCATTGTCACTACGTGACTGTCATCAAAACCGAGATCCCGACGCACGACAGATAACACCCAGTGGGCACAGTTATCCGTTGCCATTGATTCCAGCCGTTCCGTGAACTGATCACGCAACTGGTTATCGCAGTGCCAACACAGACGGATTGCGCCCGGCGCGTGTCGCATTGTGGTCATGTTCTCGCTGTGCCAGTCGGAATGAGGCCACTGACAGCCCTTTTCACGAAGTAACCAGCTTTCAAGACATTCCACGCCACCAGCACGACGGATCACTGCCTCATTGCGGAACACGGCCCGAACGGCAGGATCATCCGCCAGCGGTTGTGATGCCGCCGGAACGGCACCACTGGCGAAAGATGAATAACGTTCCGGCTCAGGCTCCAGCAGGACACGCCCCTGCATAAACAGGGGCATCAGCTCTGAACCTGGCCTGAACAATACGATCCCCATACGCGGGGCAATTTCAGGGGTCAGTAGTGCTCTCACGGTCACCTCAATGAACGGTATCGAGCAGCTTTAACAGCTCAGGGAATCGGGATTCGAAGAAATGCGGCTGCGTCTCGCGCGGATTTGCAGGACTGGTGATGTTCTTGCCGAACATGCAGCCTTTCGCCGTCAGCGACCAGAATTTTTTGATGTTGTTAATCGCGGTACGGCTGTATCGTTCGCGTTGTTCAACGATCCCCAGCTTCACCATCTGGTGATATGCCTGATTAGCCGTCAGGCGGATACCATACTGTTTCAGCAGTGCACTCAGCGACAGCGTGGGGCGACTTGAGCCATCAGGCGCGTCAGCAGGAGCATCAATGGCATAGCGCGGTGCCAGATTCGGTAAGCCAACAGCCTCCTGAAGCTTCTGACAGGCTCCAAGCACTGATGAGTTAGACAGGTTTAATTCCCGGCGCATAAAGTCCAGCAGGATCACGCCAGCCTGCATCTTGTCAGCAGCCTGCCCGGATAATTTTTCCGGTGTGCTGGTTACCATATCGAAAGTACGGATCACCTTCAGATGGAATGACGGGCTGATCCACATTGCATAGGCATACACCAGTTCCTTGCAGACATACGTTCCTCCATTCCGCCCTTCTATTTTACTTACTGGTTTACTACCCAAATTTTGGGTAGTTTCATTGAATGAACCGACACCCAAATTTTGGGTATCGATCAATTCCTGAACCAGCTCAGTAATCTGTTGGCTGGAAAGAAACTTTCCCGGCTCCTTAGTTCTGGCATTTGCACCAGATGCAACAGCAGCCCGATGCAGATCGTTCAGGCTGTAACGCCCATAAGCATCACGACGAACTTCAATACCATCAATGACCATCAGATTATTCATACTTCGTTTCTCCTCTTGATCAGGCGGCTGCACCCGCCGTTTTCTCGTACTTACTGATAGTGATCTCGACCTTCCCTTCCGGGATAACCGGTCCCCACTCCACCAGCATTCTTTTCACCTGACTGTCGTCTTCCCACACACCCGCGTGGGTCAGGGCGTCAAACAGCGCCTTGTTATAGTTGTCCAGATCGCGGATCCGGTTATCCGGAGGAAACAACACGATCTCCACTGAAGCAGGTGCCGACGTTGGTTTCGGCAGACGACGTAACTGCTCAACTATTGCTGCACACGCCGCGCTCTGGAATTTGCGCCCCGCCGCGCTTATCAGGCTCTTACCTGCAAACGCCCCTTTGTTGGGGTGTCGCCAGTACGTGTTCACGCTGGGCGGAAAAGGCAGGATCAGCTTCATGCCACTATCTCCCTGACCAGCCGTTCTGCCTGCTGGCGAACCTGCGCCAGAAACGCCTCACCACATGCCTCAAGTTCATCGCGCCCGATGTAGCTGATTGCCGGTCCCTTCCAGGTCTTATCGAAAACAGCAATAGCACCAGCGAAGAAAGCGCCTGTCGGCACCTGCTTCTCGTCTTTCGGGATAAACCAGGCAGGCACTTCAAAACCAATACGCCCGCGAATAAAAGCAATATGGTCCGCATCTTCCGGCCACCACACTTCGCTGGTGGCAGCTTTGATCAGGAAAACATAGCGCCCGCCCTTATCACGCATGGCACTGGCATGCTTCATGATGTAACGCATGCCGGTGATGTATTGCCCCTCATGCTGACTGGCGCGGCTGTATGGGGGATTACCAAAGGCAGCACCTTTAAGCTCCGCAAGACGTTCTGACCAGTCATGCGCCAGCGCATTGTCTTCCGCCGTGTAATACGCGGCACATTTGGCGTTATCACCGTCGGTGAACAGATCCAGAACAAACGGGCCAAACAGGGTGTTAATTCCCCAGAAAATGTTGTCCGGCGTGCGCCACTGATCGCCCACTTCCTTCAGTTCATGGGCTGGTTTGTTCCGCAGTTCCACCAGCGCCTGGCAATATTTATTACTCATTAAGCCCCCACGTAATTCCCTGACAGATACCACTCATCACCCGATACAGCGCGCTTGCTGCTTTTCCGTAAGCACCGCTCACGGCGCGCCAGAAAATTGTTTCGTTCTGACTGGGAGTGGCTTTCACGGAATGCCGCCATCCACACGGTTGCAGCACGACGGTATAAGCCCCTGGACTCCAGTTCTTCAGCCTGGCGGGTCAGGCACAAAATTACCCGGGGATCGTTAGTGCCGACATAGAAATTGCGCACAGGTCTGGTTTCACGAACTGGTTGTGGTTCCGGCTCCTGCGCTCTCTCAGTCAGGCGCGGGAAATGTCTGCGTGTATCTCCTTCACAACGGTGAGCCACACGCCCACTCTGACGTAACTTGCTTGCTGACTGCAGAACGCGCTGCCGTGAGTAACCTGCAAAAGCATCTGCAATGTCTCCGGAAGTACACCCCGGATGGGCTTCAATGAATTTCTGAACTTCATTCAAAAGACTCATGATTACCCCCTGAATCCTGCCGGGATCTGGCTGTAGTCCACGTTGTCGTAACTGGCTTTGAAGTACGGGTCCTCGCGTCTGGCTGCAGATACCGCAGGAACTTCCCAGGATTCTTCGAAATGACGATCCGGACCAAAGAACGTGACAGCCTGTTTCACAAATTGTGTGCCGCTGTTACCCATCGCAGATACCCAGCCCGCGTAGCGTTTCACACCTTCCAGCATGGTTTCGGGTTTTACCCCCTCATTCAAACGGGCTTTCCAGGCTTTGAAGGCTGCAGATTTTGAATTGCCACCAGCACGTTTGGGGTATGCCAGCCATGCCTGCTCAAACTCCGGAGAGTATTCCGGTCGGTTTGAACGAACTCGCACAGACTCATCAGCAGATGCACCAACAGCTATTGGTTCATTGACTGGTTCTTTGACTGGTTCTTTGACTGGTTCAAAAGAGTGACTGGTTCTGGGTGAATCTCCTGCACCACCCCCTGGTGCAACTCCTGCACTACCTGGTGAATTTGCTGCACCAGATAGTGAATTATTTGCACTACCCCCTAGTGAATCTCCTGCACCATCAAGATGAAGGAGATAGATATTACTTGAGTTACCTTTTTCACCTTTCCGGGTGACTTTTTTTACCAGCCCGGAATCACAAAGGGCCGCAATATGATTCATCACAGAACGTTTGCTAATCTCGCACTGGTCAGCAATATGCTGGTAGCTGGGCCAGCACTCACCCTGATCGCTGGCATTATCAGCCAGCTTGATCAGAACCAGTTTTCGCAATGGATTACCCACTCGAATTTTCATCGCTTTAACCATCAGCTCCATACTCATGCTGCACCTCCGAGATGCTTCATGTTTTTTCCGGAGCAAAAGGCTATAAGCGGCATACTGATGCGGTAATTACGGCCCAGCGGTTCACAAATCACCTTCTGACATTCACGGTCAACCAGGCTAACACGTAGAACATGCCCTGCAGGCGTGGTGTACCACTGCCCAACTGTAGGAATTGATGTTTTTTTACGCTGAAGCAAACGGCAAATATTGAGGATCAACGGATTAAGCATGACGATGCCCTCCGCTGATATTCAGGAGACGGTGAATATGAAAATTAGCCTTATCCGCCAGACGAATACGTTCAGCCTGCAAGTTAAGAAGGGTTTCTACCAAAACCTGATGCGCCTGCGGATCCGAAAGAGTTACCTTGCGCAGAGCACGTAGTGCAGTTGTTACATAACTGAGTTTATGTAAGTCTTCATCATTCAGACGAGTGAGGGCTGGGACAGTAGCCATGATGGCAGCCTCCGATAACAGTGAATTACCTTCACCACCGGAAACGCCAATTTCGCTGGTGGTGAACTGAACGGGGTTGGCGTAACCGGCGTTATCGGAAACCGGCGCACCTTTCGGTGCCCCCGTCCAGCCCACCATAATTTGGGTGTGCACAGACGCAGACGATAAAAAAGACGCTGGCGCGTCATATATCGCCGATAACATTTCCAGGACGCCAATCCCGTCACCCGCTTTATAAGGTGCCTGAACAGTGTAACGTCCCGGAATGGCAGAATCAATGTGCTGGTGGTCCTTCACACTCAACAAAATCACGCCTGAATTTCCACAAAGGACTAAAGCACTCATGCGGGTAGTCTTTGCGAAGATAGATAACGCGCTGTGTTTCTGGTTCCCAACGAATAACATGGACATAAAGCCCTCTTCCGTCACGAAACCAGCGGTTAAGTTCCCGCACAACTCGCCCCCCACAGTCAGGTAAAGTTCTCTGTGGTTACTTACAGCCAGGTGATTTGGTAATCTGCATTCATGCCGTAACAACAGGTGTTCAGCGACACTGACCACCAGCTGTTGCGACAAACGGTTATTTGCCGTTAAACTGTTCATGCGTTAGTTTCTCCACAGACACAAAACGCCACGACGCCCGGAGCTGCACACTCGCGGGCGTCACTCTTTTCTGGAGCGCAAAAGATTTTGTAGACCAGTGCTGCATGCTCTTGGAGCTTCGAAATTGACAGATACAACTCATCATTAATTGCTGTCTGCTCGTGTGGCTCCACGACCCCATCTTCGATTGCCGAACGAATCTGCTTTGAGTAATTCCCGATCTGTTCGATGACTTCCAGCAGGCGCTGGTTTATATCGGCGTTCTCTACTTCCTCAATTTCAGGAAGCGATACGAACACCCCACCAGCAGACTGTGCGACAGCATCCGCAATGTAGTGAGTGCCAGCCGCGCGCTGTAAAACCATTGCCCATCCCAGCGGGAAAATCTGATCGCCATCGGCACGAAGGCGGTTAAATAATGCGTTCTCTGTTACATCCAGCCAGTCAGCTGCTTCAGCGTAACCACCCGGCAACGCTGCGATAGTTTTTCTGACAGCTTTCACGTACCACTCAGGCTGTTTTTCTACTTTCCAGTGATACTTACCCACGGTTAGCCTCATCGTTCTGTGGTTAAAAATTGAAGGTGTTCTGTTAATCTTTCGGATAGATATCCGGTCTTAAGTCAGATTTCGTAATTGCACCTGACGTGCATTGCTCAAGTTTTTTCGCCAGCACAAAACTGGCTTTTTTATAACCATTGAAAACCAGCCGTAAGTAGCCAGGTGTTGAGCCAACTTTTCCGGCCAACTCGCCCTGCTGTTCTTTGGTTAAAGAGTCCCAATACGCTTTCATACAATATGTACCTCCGGTATACATATTACATGATTAAAATGAACCTTCAAGATACTTGTACCTTATCGGTACAAAGGTTTTAATTTCGTTATGAAAACAATCCATGACATCCGGCGGTCTAACGCCAGAAAACTGAGAGATGGTGTTGGCGGAAATTCATCCTTTGCCACCATGATTGATCGCGAGCCAACCCAAACCAGCAGGTTTATGGGGGATGGCGCTACTAAAAATATCGGTGACAGCATGGCACGGCACATCGAAAAATGTTTCGACCTGCCTGTCGGATGGCTTGATCAAGAACACCAGACAACGAACATCACAAAAAAACCTGATGTTTCAATCACTAACAAACAAATAACGTTAGTCCCTGTCATATCATGGGTACAGGCCGGAGCATGGAAAGAAGTTGGCTATTCTGAGGTTGATTTGAGCACAGCAGAAACGTATCCCTGCCCTGTACCCTGTGGCGAAATGACTTATATCTTGCGGGTGATTGGTGATTCAATGATTGATGAGTACCGCCCTGGAGACATGATTTTTGTTGATCCCGAAGTCCCTGCCTGCCACGGTGACGACGTTATTGCATTGATGCACGATACAGGCGAAACCACCTTCAAGCGATTGATAGAAGATGGAACACAGCGTTATCTCAAAGCATTAAACCCAAACTGGCCTGAGCCTTACATTAAGATTAACGGTAATTGCTCTATAATTGGTACAGTGATTTTCTCGGGAAAACCAAGAAGATACACAATAAAGGCCTAATCAATATTTATGAACCTGCTTCGGCAGGTTTTTTTATACTTGACAATGTACCCATAAGATACATAATGTATCCAAAAGAAACATGAGGCAGGCAAGATTCAAACAAAATTTGGTTGTAACACGGCGTATGGCACATGCGTCGTTAGCGGTCTGGGGACGTTAAAGGGGACAATCCACTTCTTGCTCGGGCAAACAAACCAGGTAGCCGGAATGTGCAAGTCAATGATGATGCTGATAAGACGCCTAACCAGCGTGGCGATCCGGTTTGACGCCTGGGAAGAGACCAGGGTGCAACGATGAGGGCATTTATGGAGCCGCGACAAAGTGTGGTGCCGTAACTGGCTAAGTGCTCTCAGCGTTGTGGTAATCCGCGAAATGGCGCGGCGGTAAGTATGGCGGGGTTACTCTTTCCCCGTTGAGGACACCGGATTGTCAGGTTGACCATACGCCTGAGTGACAACCCCACCACAACAGCCACTGCTTTGGCGGTACCAGTTTGTACACTTGCTTCCGGCTGGTACCGCTCTTTTTACAAAACAGAGAAGAGCATCACCGGACGACAGGCTCATAACCCAATCCATCCGGGCGGCTGCCACCGCAGGTGTTCTTCTCTGTTTTGTGGAGAAACCAACCGACCTTGCAGGGTCGATATGATGAGGAGCAGCAAAATGGCTAGCGAACGCAGTACTGATGTGCAGGCATTTATCGGGGAGCTGGACGGCGGCGTATTTGAAACCAAAATCGGCGCAGTTCTCAGTGAAGTCGCTTCCGGTGTGATGAACACGAAAACCAAAGGTAAGGTCTCACTCAACCTGGAAATCGAACCATTTGATGAGAACCGTGTGAAAATCAAACACAAACTCTCATATGTTCGCCCGACTAACCGCGGGAAAATTTCCGAAGAAGACACCACCGAAACGCCGATGTATGTCAATCGCGGTGGTCGCCTGACTATTCTGCAGGAAGACCAGGGACAATTACTGACTCTTGCCGGTGAACCTGACGGAAAACTACGCGCAGCAGGTCATTAATATCGTTCTTAATTAACTGATTATTTATCTCATCACTGAATATCTTTATATAGTGAGGACTTATTATGTCTCAGAACTTAGACGCAACCACAATTAATCAAATCCATGCCCTTATTTCTGCTCAGGGTGTTAATGAAATTATCAGTAATATTGGTGCCGATGCTGTGGCATTGCCTGAGAATTTCCGCATTCATGATCTGGAAAAATTTAATTTAAATCGCTTCCGTTTCCGTGGTGCGCTTTCCACTGCCAGCATCGATGACTTTACCCGTTATTCTAAAGATCTTGCAGATGAAGGCACCCGCTGCTTTATCGATGCTGATAATATGCGTGCCGTCAGTGTACTTAACCTGGGTACTATTGATGAACCAGGTCACGCAGATAACACCGCCACTCTCAAACTGAAAAAGACAGCACCGTTCTCTGCCCTGTTGTCTGTTAACGGCGAGCGTAACTCCCAGAAGTCACTGGCAGAATGGATTGAAGACTGGGCCGACTACCTTGTGGGCTTTGATGCTAATGGTGACGCTATTCAGGCAACAAAAGCGGCTGCGGCAGTCCGTAAAATCACGATTGAAGCAAACCAGACCGCTGATTTTGAAGATAATGACTTCAGCGGCAAACGCTCCCTGATGGAATCTGTCGAAGCGAAGACCAAAGACATTATGCCAGTGGCATTTGAATTTAAATGCGTTCCGTTTGAAGGTCTGAAAGAACGTCCGTTTAAATTACGCCTCAGCATTATCACTGGCGATCGTCCTGTACTGGTTCTGCGCATTATTCAGCTGGAAGCGGTGCAGGAAGATATGGCTAACGAATTTCGTGATCTGCTTGTTGAGAAATTCAAAGACAGCAAAGTAGAAACCTTTATTGGTACTTTCACCGCCTGATTTCATTACTGCAAATGCCCCTGCGGGGGCATTTATGGAAACGTAATTAACTCAATAATCACCGGATGGTGAGGGCTTCCTTTTACCCAAACTCAGCGCGGTGCAGCGCATATACGTGGAGAACAAAATGTCATTTATTAAAACTTTTTCCGGGAAGCATTTTTATTATGACAAGATAAATAAAGACGACATCGTGATTAACGATATCGCGGTTTCCCTTTCAAATATCTGCCGCTTTGCCGGTCATCTTTCTCACTTCTACAGTGTCGCCCAACATGCGGTGCTTTGCAGCCAGCTGGTGCCGCAGGAATTTGCTTTTGAAGCGTTAATGCATGATGCAACAGAAGCGTATTGCCAGGATATTCCCGCTCCACTGAAACGCCTTCTTCCTGACTATAAACGGATGGAAGAAAAAATTGACGCCGTAATCCGTGAGAAATACGGGTTACCCCCAGTTATGAGTACGCCCGTGAAATATGCCGATCTTATCATGCTGGCAACCGAACGCCGCGATCTCGGGCTTGATGATGGCTCTTTCTGGCCTGTACTGGAAGGCATCCCGGCAACAGAGATGTTCAACGTGATTCCACTGGCACCTAGCCATGCCTACGGGATGTTTATGGAACGTTTTAACGAGTTATCGGAGTTACGCAAATGCGCATGAATGTTTTCGAAATGGAAGGGTTTCTTCGCGGGAAATGTGTACCGCGAGATCTGAAAGTGAACGAAACAAATGCTGAGTACCTGGTACGTAAATTCGACGCGCTTGAAGCTAAATGTGCGGCACTGGAAAACAAAATAATACCAGTGTCAGCTGAACTGCCACCAGCAAATGAAAGTGTTCTGTTATTTGATGCTAACGGAGAAGGCTGGCTGATTGGCTGGCGTTCTCTCTGGTACACCTGGGGACAAAAAGAAACCGGAGAATGGCAGTGGACATTTCAGGTCGGGGACCTTGAAAACTTCAATATCACTCACTGGGCAGTAATGCCAAAAGCGCCGGAGGCTGGAGCATAATGACCACATTTACCAATAAAGAACTGATTAAAGAAATCAAAGAACGAATCAGCAGCCTAGAGGTTCGAGACGATATTGAGCGCCGTGCTTATGAAATTGCTCTGGCATCGCTAGAAGAGGAGCCGGTGGCATGGCTGCATTCAGAAAATGGCTTAGGTATTCCGGCAATAACGAGGAGTAAAAACATTGCTGACAGTTGGTTATCAAAGGGCTGGTATGTTCAGCCGCTATATATAGCCAAGCCAGTGCCGATGGTGCCAGATGCTCGTCCGTCTTTAAATAATGGCATAGTCGGCTTTGATGAAGGCTGGAACGCCTGCCGCGCCTCCATGCTTAATGGTGCCGAACCTGTAAGCCAGACTTATAAGTTGAACGAGCTGTCGGGCAACTCTCCGGTAACTCCGGATGGTTGGATAAGCTGTAGTGAGCGAATGCCGAACGATAAACAGTATGTTTGGTGTTGGGGGAAGTCTTACGGCTGGACTGAGTGCGATACCTTCGAAGGGTATTACGATTGGTCGAAAAACAAATGGTGGGCAGTTACTGACGATGTGGAAGAACCGGCATCGAAAGTAACCCACTGGATGCCGCTACCGGAACCGCCGCAGGAGGTGAAGTAATGAACGACTTAATGACAACTAAACAAGTCGCCGACTTCTGTGGCGTTTCAGTATCGACAGTTCTTCGCTGGAACAGCGTAAACCGGAGAACTGGCCAGAAATACAGGCCTGATTTTCCAGATCCTGATATTAAATCATGCCCAAATAAATGGGCGTCACACAAGATATATAGGTTTGCTGGAGTGATTGAGTAATGTGTATTAGCTCAGATGTGAACTGACACATCTATGGCACAGAGCCAAACCTAATCTCACACCCCACCCTGAGCCAAAAGCAGAAGTTACAAAATGTATTGTCTTAATGAATAGGAGCAACTCAGAATCTTGTTTATACGTATCCTCATAAAATTATCACTACCGATAGGTTGACGCTTGTGCATGTTAGGTTGGAGGGAAATTAGATTGTAGGTATAGCCTTCAACTTAACTAACTAATAAACTTCTCCCCTATGGGATTATATGTATGCATAGGGGGGTATAGTAATTTAAAATGAACAGCAATAGTAAATCTTGCAATCAATCATTTTTTAAGTTACTTTAATAAAAATTTGTTTCAGGTAAAAGATAAAATGAAAGATTTATTTGGTCTTCTTATTTACATTATAAAAAAATATGGATTTATTATAGTTGTTGCCATAATCATGGTTTCACCTGTGATGAATTTTGTGCTTAAAACTTCGCTTTCAGACATTCAACTGGAATCATCATCAATAGTAAATTTAATAAACGAGAAGAAAGAGTTTATTTTATTTACAGCAACTGCCCTAGTTTTTGTTGGTTCTTTTGTCGCAATAATGACTTCTTATTTAAACAAAGGAATTGGTGGTAGA